CTATTCACTTCCTTTGCCATTGATGAAAATGGCAAGACAGATACAACATTATTTGCAGGTGATAAGGCAAAACTATATAAATATGGATCAGCACAAACCTGGTCGAATGTTTCCATAGCGGCAGGCTATGACGGACTGGATACAGAAAACGATAGAACTTATTGGAGCTTTACACAATTTGGAACAAATATCTTTGCAACAAATTATGTAAATCCCATTCAACAGTTTGACTTGGATAATTCTTCCTTGTTTGCCAATATTACAACAACAACAGGAACAGCACCACAAGCTAAATACATAGCTACGGTAAAAGATTTCCTGATGACAGGATTTACCAAGGAATACCAGACGGCAAAGACATTTGATTCGAATGCCATTGCAGGTAATGCAATAACCATTACCGCACACGGATGGCTCACAGGCTATACCGTGGTCTATGACAATAACGGTAATACAAGTTTAACGAATTTGACTGACGGCTCTGTCTACTATGTGATTAAGATAGATGCCGATACAATAAAATTAGCAACCTCCCGAGCTAACGCTATTGCAGGAACAGTAATCACTTTATCGGCAACAGGCGGATCAGAAACCCATAAGCTACAGCAATATACTGTTAACAAACAGCGTGTTCGTTGGAGTGGGTTGAATGATACGGCTACATGGGAAGATGGAGGACAATCATCCCAATCCGATTTTCAAGATTTAGTTTCAGCAGTAGGTCCGATTACAGGATTGATCGGAGGAGAATACCTCACCATCATCACAGAACGAAGTATCATTCGTGGTACTTATGTGGGTACTCCTCTGGTCTTTCAGTTTGACAAGGCGGCTGACAATCTAGGAAGTTTCGCACCTCGAAGCATAACAGCTTGGGGACGATTGGTTTTCTTTTTATCAGATGACGGTTTCTATATGTTTGATGGTATCAATGTGAAGCCCATAGGAGCGAACAAGGTTAACAAATATTTCTTCAATGACTTGATTGGAGCAAAACTAGACGGAATTTGTGCAGCGATTGATCCGAAGAACACCACAGTTATGTGGAGTTATGCAGGAGAAGGATTTGACGGTTCCACCAATAACAAGCTAATGATTTACAATTACAGTTTGGATCGTTGGTCCACAGGGGAAATAGACTTTGAGTTTATGAATACATCAGCTCAAGAAGCCTTTTCCTTGGATGCCCTTGATGAAATTTCAACGGATTTGGATTCACTTCCTTATTCCCTGGATTCATGGGCTTGGCTGGATGGCGATATTGGCATAGGTGGTTTCAATGGTTCTCATAAGTTTGGAAAACTGGCTGGAACTAATGCCACGGCAACCATAGACACAACAGAATTTGAAGGAGCAAAAGGAAGGCGTTCCACACTTACATCGGCAACACCGATCATTGATGGAGGAACAACAACCGTAACACCAATTACAAGAGCAAGTCAGGCAGATGGCCAAACAGTAGGAACGGCAGTCAGCATGACAGATACAGGAACAACACCAATACGGTCAACAAGCCGTTTTCATCGTTTGCGATGCACATCAACAGGATCATTTACCACCCTTAAAGGAGTGGATGTATCCGCTAGACCAGAAGGATTACGATAATGGCAACAACAATTACAGCAGCAACCCTCAAGGTTACAATCAAGGAAGAAATTTTATTAAATAACATAGACCAGGGAAATGAAAATATTCTTTCCATCTCTAGCATTAACGAGATTTCTCACCGCATTGTTACGCTGCCAAGCGACAACTCAACAATAGCATTAATGGATTTCAGTACCGTAGCAGGTGCAGGACAATTCATTACAGGTGATGTTAAGTATATTCGTATCACTAATAAGGATGATACTTACGGAGCATATATCAATCTTACAGGAGCTGCGGAGAACGCTTGGATAGTAGTGGATGCAGGAAAATCCCTTATTGTAAGCGGAGCTTCCTCGATGTTGGATGCAGTAGCAAGTGGAACGGTATCCGCTCCAAGTGTGGCTGATTTAACTTCGGTCAAGGGACGATCCGTTACTTCGGCTCAAACAGTAGATTTGGATATTTATGTAGCGTCTGTGTAATGGCTGACAATCAATATCCATTAGCACCCTTATACTTACCAGACAATGACGAGCATTTGCGTATCGTAAGTGTTTATCTCAATAACACCATTTCTGGGAAACTGAACTCCACAGGAACGGTAACTTTAACAGCGAGTTCAACGACAACTACTTTAACCGATGCAAGAATAGGTGGCAATAGTGTTATTTTGTTTATGCCGATTACGGCAAACGGAGCAACAGCCAGAGCCAACTTGTATGTATCGGCTAGAGCGAATGGGAGTGCTACTTTAACACATGCCTCAAGTGCAAACACAGACCAAAACTTCGCCTACATCATCATCGGATAGTGAAATATCCTTTGTTCCCATAGACCATATTGGACCCTTATGGAAGCAGGTTGAAAAACATTTGGAAAAACCATTGGAGATGGACGGCTATGCCTACACCTCCCAGGATGTTCTCAACAGTCTGATTAACGGCAAGATGCAACTATGGATTAGTTGGAGCAAGAAAAAAGAAAAAGTGGAAGCAGCCATTGTTACAGAAATAGTGGACTATCCGCAGAAACGGGCTTGTCGGTATTTTCTCGCAGGAGGAGATAACATGAAAAGCTGGTTTAAAAAAATTACAAAAGAAGTTGAACAATGGGCAAAACTTAATAAATGCCATCGCATAGAATTAGTTGGCCGCAAGGGGTGGTCAAGATGGCTCAAGGATTACACGCCCAAACACATAGTATTAGTTAAGGAAAATTTATGAGTAAAGGAGCAGGAGAAGCAAGAACAGTTCAAAATGTAGAGCCGTGGGCAACGCAACAGCCCTATCTGACAAAAGGATTTGAGAGAGCAGAATCATTATACGGACAACCAGGACCAAGTTATTATCCAGGTCAGACCTATGTAGGATTCTCTCCACAGACGGAAACCGCCCTAACTGCGGCAGAACAACGAGCAACGGCAGGTTCCCCTTTACTGCAACAATCCCAAGCCGAATTACTCAAACAAGCACAAGGACAATATTTATCGCCCAATACCAACCCTTATTTACAGGGATTGTACAACCAAATGGCAGGCGATGTAACGGCAGGCGTACAGTCTGAATTTTCTAAAGCAGGACGATACGGTAGCGGTGCGAACCAAGCCGTACTCGCAAGAGAGTTAGGAAATTTATCCAACCAAGTCTATGCTCCAGCGTATCAGCAAGAAAGAGCTAACATGCAGAATGTCCTATTCCAAGCACCACAAATGGCACAAGCTGACTATCAAGACATCGGCATGTTGCAACAAGTGGGACAACAAAGAGAAGGATTGCAAGAAGCGGCATTAGCTGATGCGATGCAGCGATACCAATACCAACAACAACTGCCTTATGAAAAGTTAAGAGCCTATCAAGGAGCAACTGGTGGTTCCTATGGACAAACTGGAACAACTGTCGAACCTCTGCGTAGAAATATGGCTTCAGGAATATTAGGAGGAGCGGCAACAGGTGCAGGAATTTATGATCTTATTGGTGCAACAGGAGGAGCGAATCCTTATTTGGCTTTAGGTGGATTATTAGGAGCTTTTTAACATGGTTGATGTGAGTGCATTAGACTTTATGAAATTAGGGCTTTTAAATGATGCCCAGCAAAAACAATTAAGAGGACGATCTTTATTAGGGTTGGGCCAAGGATTATTAAAAGCCGCAGGTCCCCAACGGGTTGCTCCTAGTCTGGGACAAGCATTAGGTTCAGGATTAGAAAGTATGCAAACAGCTCGATCATCCTACATGGATGAATTATATAAAAGTGCCTTAATGAAAAAATCACTTGATACCTTTTCTTATAAAGAAAGAAAAGTTCCTTATGTTACCGATGAAGGAGAGCAAAGGGAAAAATTAGAAGTTAGTAATCAGGGCGGTAGACCTGGAACTTGGGTAGAAAAATCTGATTATTTAAAATTTAAAAAATCTGAACCTACAGGTGGATTAACTACAAGTCAAATAAAATCCAATAATGAGATTGATAATGCTAGGGGCCAACTCGATGAAGCATTTGTTAAATGGCAAAATGAAAAACCAGAGGAAAGAAAAGACAAGATATTAGGCGATTGGGTTTATGAAACATCTGTAAAATTAGATGAAATGACAGGTCTGCCAGTTCCAGATTATAACACCTTTGCGATGAAAGCGGCAAACAAGGCGATGCAATCAAAATACGGAGATGATTTAGAATTTTCTGAAATTTATACCTCAATCTTTGAAGGTTCTACAGGAGCAACTGCACTTTTTGATATTATGCAAAAAAATCCTGATAAAAAAAATGAAGATAGTTTCTTTAGCAAGGTTGGTAAATTTCTTACAGGGGATGATAAAGAGGAATTGAAAGAAGAAGTTACTTTTACCGTTACCGATGACAAATATAAAAGTATGAGTGTTAAAGAAATTATAGAATTATCTAAAACAACGAATCCCAATTTAAAAGAAGAAGAAATTGTAGAAGAATTAATAAAAAGAAAAATAATTCAAAGGAAATAAAATGGCAGAATTTATTCTACCAGAACCAGCAGAATCAAAGCAAGGTTCTTTTGTTTTGCCTGATCCCGTAAAAATGCCTCCATCAAATTGGATGGACCAGATGATTGCGGAAGAACAAAAAGATATTCCCAAAGTGGAAACCGTGGTCGAAGAACAAAAGGAAGAAGTATTCAATCTTCCTGAACCAAAAGAAATAACAACTGATTCTATCAATATATTTGGTACGGATTTCCAGACATTAGAGAAGGCAGGAAAAAAAGTTAAGACTATATTGGATGTTACTATATCCGATGTAAAACATCTCTATACAGATTTGCTGCCACCAGAAGGTTCAGAAGTACCAGGTTCCAAAGAAGAAAAAGATTTTTATGGATTTGCAACTGAAAATATTCCAACTAATGAGGTTGGTTTTATAGATTTTCCACAACTCTATGCTGATTCAGGCAATAGTGCTAAAGAAGTTGCAAAAACTTTAAGTAAGCACGCAGCCAAAACCTTATTGAAAGATATTAGAATAGGGGGAGGGGCTGTTATCATTACACCTTTTGCTCCGATACAAGGAGCTATTTCAGCTATTGGACAGACTACAGAAGAAATAGTTAAAGATACTATTGGCCAAGAAGGATGGAACGCTATTGAAAGCAAACTCTTTGGCAGTAATACTTTAGATGTGGAGGATATCAAGGAAGGAATTGAAGCCTTTGCCCACATAGCTTTAATAGATCAAATTTCTAAAGCACCTAAAATATCTAATAAACAGTATTTTAATCAACTGGCGAATGAAACAAAAATTAAAGTTAAGGATAAAATAGCTGATGTTGTTGCTGATGAAGTTATTAAAAAGGACAAAGGTTTGGAAGTTACAGTTCCACTCCCTGCAACAAAAGAAACGGTTAAAGCCCAAATAAAAGAAACGCTCGACAAGGCTGACCAAAAGGGATTGGAGATAGCAGAAACCGAAACAATTAAACAAACAGAAAAACCTGTTTATATAGAAGATTCCGTTCAAGCAGCAGCAAATTTTAATTATGATTCTAAATGGAATCCAGGATCTAAACATCAAAAAGTTGTTATTGGTGAGATAGAGGCACAACCTGGAGGTCCCAAAAAGGTATTAACTCGTCAAAAAGTTTTATCTGATTTTATCAATGACATGCAAGTTCCTATTGCCGAAGGAAGAATTAAATCTAAAAAAACAATGGGTCAATTTTTTCCTAAATATGAAGAAATTCGTATTAAGCATAAAGGGGATATAGATGTAGCGGCCCATGAAATTGGACACTTTTTAGATAAACGATTTGATTCGATTAGTAATAAATACAAAGAACCTGATATTAAAATAGAGTTAAGGGATATTTCTTATGACAAGGATGTAACCCCAGAAGGATTTGCAGAGTTTATTCGATTATATCTCGCTGCCCCAGAAACAGCAGAGAAAGTTGCACCGAAGTTTTTTGAATGGTTTGATTCAAAATTAAGAAATGATGAGTTTGTAACCAAGGTTGCTGGAAAAGAAAGATCAATTAAAAAAGCTATCTTAAAAGCCCAAAATAATTTTTCAGGATATTTTAAGCAGAGTGCGGAACAACGGCTTGAATCAAAAATAGGATATACTGAAGCCATTAATTCCAAAGTAGGTAGTTGGCAAGAAAGGTATCGCTCTAATCTCATTGATGATTTAATGGGGTTGGAACGATTTGAAAAAAATATTGGTACAGATGCTTATTTATACAAAAAAGCATCAGGACTTCGTTCTGGAGAAGCAACTTTCAGAGGAGCGGTAGAATATGGAATACCAACCTTTAGATATGATCCTAAATTAAAAGAAGATATAATAACATTTGATAGAAGAATTTCTTTAAAAAAAGCATTAGATCAAGTTGGTTCGGATATAAATAACTGGATTAAATATGCTGTTGCTCGTTCAGCAAAAGAATTAAAAGACCAAGGCAGAGAAAGATTATTTACTAAAACTGAAATAGAAGCAGGTTTAAAATTAGAAAATCCCACCCTTAGAAAAGCATTTCAAGAAGTGCAAGATTGGCAAAAAGGAATTGCTAAATTTGCTAGAGATTATGGTAAATTATTTACCGAGGAGCAAATGGCTAAATGGAGAAGAACAGAGTTTCTTCCTTTTTGGCGTGTTCATCAAGGTATGCCTGGATCAAAAGGAAAATCTCCAAAAGAATTTACTGGCATTAAAGCATTAACAGGAGGTAGGGAAAATCTAAAACCTATCCTGGAAAACATACAAAATAATGCTCGTATGCTAATTGCCGAGGCAATTAAAAATAGAATAAAATTAGATTTATTAGCTAAAGCAAGAGAGTATAGAGCAGAAGGAACTGGAAGATTTATAATACCTCGTTCTCCAGTAGCCAAAGGAACTAAAATTGAAAAGGCTTTAACTAAAGATATTAAAGATAAGTTTTTTGAAAACTTAAATGAAATACTTCCTGGCGATATGACAGTTAAGGATTTCAAAGGGGGAAGTGAGTTCTTATCAATGCTTGACAGGGCATGGGAAGATATGGGACCACTCACCAAAGTGATTACCGTGGGAAAAAGACCCAAAGGCACAGAACGACTTATGCCCGTTATTGATAAGGGAAAGGTTAAATACTACGAAGTACAAGACCCATTACTGTTCAGGGCAATTCAAGGATTAGACAAGAAATCTCCTTTATTAAAAGGCGTATTTAATGTTTTTAGTTTTCCTAAAAAACTTGGTCAGGCAACCATTACTTTAGTTCCAGATTTCATCGTAGCGAACGGAGCAAGAGATACTATCATGGCTTCCATGATGACTAATTCTGGCTATAAAGTTGGATTGGATGCTGTTCGAGGACTAAAATCTCGAATGACCAAAGACCCTAATTACATGGAGTGGTACGCAAATGGCGGACCTATGGGAGGATACTATGTCAATGAAGCTGCATTTAGAGCTGGAATTGAAAAGTTTTATACAGCCAAAGGAATAAACTTTAAAAAGGTTGCAACCTCTCCACTTAAATTTATTAAATTAGTGGAAGAAATTGCCTCAACTGTAGAACAAGCCAGTAGATTAGGAGAGTTTAGGAAATCTCGGTTAAAGGGTGAAACAGTAGTAGAATCTATATATCGCTCCAAAGAAGTATCTGTTGCTTTTGATAAGCGTGGAGCATACGAAGGAAATTTAGGAACCACTTTACAATTTTTAAATGAATCAGTAATGTTTCTTCGTCCTGCCATATTAGGTATAGACAGGGTGTATCGAGGATTTACAAAAGACCCTCATCGCACAAAAATAGCAGGTAAAACTATAATGATTGGTGGTGTTTCAGCGACATTAGCTGCATTAAATTATGTTAATCCTCTCTATCAACAATTAGAAGATTGGGATAAAGATACTCATTGGCATATATTTATACCTAATAATAATTGGGCTAATTTTCTAGCGGAGAATGGAAGATTACCGCATAATACTATCGAAGAAGTTTCAGGATACGATGCGGAAACAGGGGGTTTTACTCCCATGTATTCTCATTGGCGTATTCCTAAAATTTGGGAGATTGGAGCGATAGCAAGTATTGGTGAAAGAATGATAACCAATATGTTCGATCATCCAACATTGTATGGATATTCTACTAAAACTTTAAAAGATACTTATAGAATATTACTAGAACAGTTTAGGTTAAATCCTATGCCTCAACTTTTGGTGCCTCCTTTTGAAATAATGATTAATAAAAATCAATTTACAGGACGGCCGATAGAAATTTTAGGAGAAGAACAATTAGCACCTGAACTTCGAGGAGAGGGAAGGACATCTCGAACAGTAAGAAAAATAGGAGAAACATTAAATTTATCTCCACCACAAATTGAAGCATTACTGCGAGGGTATTTTAATACCATGGGTAGTTATGGATTATTATTATCCGATCAATTCTTTTTTAATGATTCAGAGGACCTGTCCTTAAACAAATATCCTGTGATAAGAAGATTCAGAAAAGAAATTCCTGTGCGTAACACAAAATATGTTACCCAGGCTTACGAATTAATAGATGAAATAACTACAGCTTTTAGAAGTGGGAGAGAGTTAATTAACCGCTTTGAACCTAATAGGGCCTACACATACTTTTTAGACGCAAAACACAGGAAGAAAGCAACACAAACAGAAAAAAGTTTGAATAAGTTTAACAAACAAATTCAAAATGTAGATAATATTAGACGCTTAACAATGCTGCAAGACTATGCGAAATTATTGGGACCTAGTATGGGTCGTTCTAATTATGCTAAATCATTAAAAGACGCAGAAGTATGGGATGATATAGGAGCTTTAAAAAAATATTTGAAAAACGATTTATACTTTCATCGCAATAAAATAGCAGAAAGATTTGCGACAATGATAGAAAGAGAAAAAAATTATTAAGGAGAATGAATGAGTAAAATTTCAACATGGAGCACAACGGCAGCGAGTAACAACTCTACAGCCCCTGATGGCTGGCCAGAGGGAATGCCTCCTAGCGGAGTAAACAACTCTGCAAGGGAGATGATGGCCCAGATCCGTGATGTCTGGAATGACAAGGATTGGTTCATCATAGGCGATCAGGACGGATCAACGACATTCACTTATTCAAGCGGCACGGCTGTAACCGTATCCGCAACAGATGTAACCACCGTTTACCACGCCAATAGAAGGGTAAAGGTCGTAGGAAGTAATACTGGTACCATCTACGGGTTTATCGCTTCTTCCTCTTTTTCAACAAACACAACGATTAACTTTACTTTTGATTCTGGAAGCATTTCAGCTAGTGATGCAGCCGTGGATGTCTATGTCGGGTCAAGCTATTCCAACGTGGCGACATCCAACATACCCGCAACAGCCGTAAGTGCGAAAACAACAATCACTTCCATAGATTCAACCAATGACTACATGCTGATATGGGATGCAACCGATTCAGCTTTAAAGAAAGCTACAGTAGCCAATACAGTTACTCATCAAGATTTAGATTTTGAAGGAGATAGTGGATCATCATCCGTTGATTTAGATTCACAATCATTCGACATCGCAGGTGGAAGTGGAATTACAACAACGGCTTCAGGACAAACATTAACCGTTGCTGGTGATGATGCCTCAACTTCGGCTAAAGGTGTCGCTTCATTCAGCAGTGATAACTTTGCAGCAAGTTCAGGAGACATTACCATAAAAGACGGTGGAGTGGTCAATGCTGAACTAGGCGACATGGCAGCAAACACTGTCAAAGTAAGAAATGCAAATTCAAGTGGTGTTCCTTCTGACCTGGCTTTAGCGACAACCGAAGTAATGATCGGAGATGGAACGGGTTTCACAGCCGCATCCCTCTCTGGCGATGTAACCATGACAAACGCAGGTGTTGTCAGCATTGGATCAGACAAGGTTACTTATGAGAAGATGCAGGACACTTCAACGGACAACCGACTTCTTGGAGCCGCAACAGCAGGAACGATAGGAGAGGTTCAGGTGGCAAGTGCCATGGTGGCGGACAATGCCATCACATTAGCTAAACTCGAAGATGGAACACAAGGCGATATTTTATACTATGGGGCAAGTGGAGCACCCACCCGACTTGGAGCAGGAACTTCAGGCGATGTACTGACAACAGCAGGAGCGGCAGCTAACCCTGCGTGGGCTACTCCGACAACTGGCGATATTACGAATGTGGGAGTTACATCCCCTATTACTGGTGGAGGATCATCTGGCTCTGTTACGATTGCCATTCAGGATTCTTCAACAAGTCAAAAAGGAGCGGCAAGTTTCAGTTCAGATAATTTCGCAGCTTCATCAGGTGATATAACGATTAAAGATGGCGGGGTGGCGAATGCCGAACTCGCTGACATGGCGGCTAACACCGTTAAGGTAAGAAACGCCAACTCCAGTGGATCAGCATCTGATCTTGCACTCGCTACAACAGAAATTTTAATTGGAGACGGCACAGGATTTACTGCTGCATCACTGTCAAGTGATGTAACAATGGACAATGCTGGAGCCGTTACGATAGCGGCAAACGCTGTTACTTTAGCCAAGCTAGAGGACGGTACGCAAGGAGACATACTTTATTACGGAGCTTCAGGAGCACCAACAAGACTGGCGGCTGGAACCTCTGGTGATGTTTTAACAACGGCAGGAGCGGCAGCGAATCCCGCTTGGGCAACACCAACGACAGGGGATATTACATCTGTCGTAGCAGGAACAGGATTAAGTGGTGGAGCAACGAGTGGAGCTGCGACATTGAACTTGGCTAACACAGCCGTTTCAGCAGGATCATACACCAATTCAGACATCACAGTAGATGCACAAGGACGATTAACAGCAGCTTCAACTGGATCATCCAGTGGAGCAACACAAGGATTTGCAATTGCGATGGCAGTTGCACTTTAAACTATAAAAAAAAAGGAGAATAAAAAGTGGCTCAAGATTTTGAAAAAGCATATAAA